GGATCATTCACATCAGACCAAAGAACAGCACACGCAATAGCTGATGGACAATTAGTAACTGGACCTTGTAGAGTTACATCTATCCAAGCAAAAGGCAATAATGCCAACTGTAGTGTTATACTTTATGACAATACTTCTGCAGCAGGCACAGCACATACTTTCTTGTTTGGAGAAGAAGGACTGCAAATCTTTATTCCTGGAAGTGGAATAAGATTTAAAACAGGAGTCTTTTTAGATTTAACTAATACTGGTGGCGTTACAGTAACGTTCAACTAGGAGGTTAGATGGCAACATCAGGTACAACTACTTTTGAAAGTGGTTTCTTAATCGACGACGTTATACAAGAAGCCTATGATAGAGTTGGAATTAAATCAGTAAGTGGTTATCAATTAAAATCAGCAAGACGTTCTTTGAATATAATGTTCCAAGAATGGGCCAATAGAGGTCTACATTATTGGGAAATAGACAAGACAAATGTTGATTTAGTTGAGGGTCAAGCAGAATACAAATTTTTCAGAAGCTCTGACGATGGCACAAGTGCAACTACAGCACCTACAAATGGTATATATGGTGTTGATGATATTTTAGAAGCAGCATTAAGAAACAATAGAGCTACAACAAATCAAAGTGATTCTGCTCTTACAAAAATAAACAGATCTACATATTCTGGTTTGTCTAACAAACTATCAAAAGGAGCTCCTTCACAATATTATGTGCAAAGATTTATAGATCACACATTATTAACCGTATACCCAACACCAGATACGACTAATGCAGCCAAAGATCTTGCAATTTATTTTGTGAAAAGAATACAAGATGCTGGTTCGTACAGTAATACAGCAGACGTGCCTTACAGATTTATGCCATGCATGGTAGCAGGTTTGTCTTACTATTTATCACAAAAAAATAGTCCACAGTTGGTACAACAAATGAAGCTGTTGTATGAAGACGAATTGCAAAGAGCGTTAGCAGAGGATGGCTCATCTTCTAGTACGTTCATAACTCCACAGGCGTATTATCCAAATGTCTAATTTTGCTACAGGTAAAAAATCAAAAGCCATATCTGACAGAAGCGGCATGCAATTTCCATATACAGAAATGCGTAGAGAGTGGAATGGGTCACTAGTTCATGAGTCTGAGTTTGAACAAAAACATCCACAACTAGAACCAAAAGTACAAAAAGGTGACTCACAGGGTTTGCAAAATGCAAGACCAGACAGAGTAGAACCACCAGTTCCACACTTACTAAATAAAAATGCTTTTAGTTCAGGAATTAGAGATTCTATAATTGTAAATGTAAATGATCCTGGTCATGGTTTTGTTAATGGAGATGTTGTAAGATTTAGAGATGCAGCGGCAAAGTTTCCTGAGTATCCACAAGTGTCACGACTTACAGCGGGTAATGTAAATGTTGCACAAGGACACATTGTAACAAAAATAGATAATGATAATTTTTCTTTTAGTCCTAACGATACTCTAGATAAATTTTTAACAGATAATTGCAATCCTGGAACAACAACAGTTTATGTAGATTTAGATGGAACTTTAGCTGAGTATTATCAAGCCGTGGCTACCTATGCAACAAATGTTGGTTTATTAGACTCTGGGGGTGATTGGTACAACATGTCACCAGCTATTGAACAAGCGGCTATTGCAGCTGCACCGTCAAGTTATTTCCAAAACCTAGGCAAGAGAGCTGAAGCAGATGCTTTAATAGATTTAGTTATAGCTAAAAATGGAACATGGGAAGTTTTGTCGTCAACTACATCTACTTCTATAACAAACCAAAAAAATGCATGGGTCACAGCAAATTTTGGAACTATTGGATCAGGTGTTGGCAGAGCTCCTGCAGCAACAAATTATACTACAAACTTTAATAAAGGACCTTATGGTGGGGCAAATAAAATATTGATTGATGATAGAACTGATTATATTGATCAGTTTGTGGCCGCTGGAGGTAAAGGCTTTAAATACTATGAAAGTGGTGGTATATTAAGATTTGGAGGGGACAGGGCATCAGTTGGACCTGTTACAATATTAGCATGACAACATACGCAGAATTAGTAACACAGATTAGGGATTACACAGAAACAGACAATCAGGTTTTAACTGATACTATTATTAATGATTTTATAGAACATGCTGAATATAGAATATTTAGGTCTATTGAATTAAATAATGACAATGTTTATGTAAACGGTAATACCGCATCTGGTAACAGGTTTGTAAAATTACCAGGTAACGACGCTACTGATCCCAGCGCACCACAACTGGACGACATTGCAACCATTAGATATGTAACAATTTATACAGATTCTGGCACAAAACAGAGACATGATCTGGTTCGAGTGGATCAAGATTTTATGAGTGAGTATTATGATACTCCAGAGGTAGCTTCAACTGCTATACCTAGATATTATGCCAACTGGGATATGGGCACAATAGTCGTTGCACCTACTCCCAATGCAGTGTATAAATTTGAGATAGGTATTACGAAAAAACCAACAGGCTTATCAAGTAGTAATACCAAAACATGGGTCAGCGTAAATGCTCCTAATGTTTTATTATATGCCTGCTTATGTGAAGCGTTTAAGTTCTTGAAAGCGCCGAACGACCAACAAGTGTATGAAGCTTCTTATCAAGAGGCTATACAATCACTTGCACAAGAACAATTAGGTAAGAAACGAAGAGATGAATATAGGGACGGAAGTTTACGTGTTCCTATACCATCTGCAAACCCTTAATAGGAGAATATTATGGCAATATCACAAGCAGTTTGTAGTGTGTTTAAAAGAGAGCTACTAAAAGGAAATCACGACTTTGATGGCACAGGAAGTGTCGCTTATTACATTGCGCTATATACTTCTTCAGCAAACTTAGGAGCCGCAACTACTGCATACTCATCTTCAAACGAGGTAACAAATTCATCAGGAGCTGCTTACTCAGCAGGAGGTAAAGCTTTAACTTCTCCAACTGTTACATTATCTGGTACGACAGCGTTTGTTGATTTTGCAGACGTGTCTTGGACAAGTGCATCATTTACTGCAAACGGTGCTTTGATTTATAGACAAGATGGTGGTGCTCCTACTGATGATGCTGTTGTTGTGTTAGCGTTTGGTGGTGACTTTACAGCTTCTAACGGTACATTTACAATTCAATTCCCAGCAGCTGGTGGTGGATCAGAGATAATTCGTTTAGGATAGGAGCCACAATATGGTTGCTATTAATGATAGAGTCAAAGAGACGACCACAACTACAGGACAAGGCACTGTCGATTTAGGCGGAGCGAAAACAGGTTTTGAGACTTTTGTTGAAAGAATAGGAAACGGTAATCAAACTTATTATTGTATTGCAGCAGAAGGTGGTGCAGAATTTGAAGTAGGAATAGGAACGGTTACAAGTGGTACACCAGACACTCTTTCTAGAGATACAGTTTTATCAAACTCAGATAACAACACAAATAAAGTAACTTTTAGTGCAGGCACAAAAGAAGTGTTTTGTACACTTCCTGCATCTAAAGCTATATTAGAAGATTCTGCTAACAACATGAATGTTGCTGGTAGCATTGTTGTTGGTGGTACAGTGGATGGTGTAGACATTGCAACCAGAGACGGAGTCTTGACAGCCACTACTACAACAGCAAACGCAGCTTTACCTAAAGCTGGTGGCACGATGACTGGTGACATTTCTCATGCTTCTAACTTTACTTTAGATATTGGTGGCAACATAAGATTAGATGCTGATGACAATGGTGAAGTTAGACTATTAGATGGTGGTACACAATATGGCGCACTAAAAGTTGACAATTCAAGATTAAAAATTCAAGGCATAGTTTCAGACGCAGATATGATGTTTGCTGTCAATGATGGTGGAAGTGAAATAACTGCTCTTACACTTGATGCCTCTGAACAGGGAAATGCAATTTTTAATAAGAACGCTGTATTTGCAGATAATGGTAAAGCCCTATTTGGTGATAGCACCGACTTAATAATTTATCACGATGGTAATGATAGTTACATAAGCGAAGAAGGAACAGGAACTTTAATTATAAGAGGATCAACTGCTGTAAGAATTACAAATGTTGGTGGTGATAATATGTTTCAAGGAACCGATGGTGGAGCAGCAGAGCTATACCACGCTGGAACAAAAAAGGCAGAAACTACAAGTTCTGGGTTGACAGTTACAGGGACGTTATCAGCAACAACTTTATCCGGTGCAATATCGGGAAATATATCACAGCTTACAAATAACTCTGGCTATATAACTCAAGTTACAAGTGGTGGTGCAACGACTGTATCAGCGGGAAATGGTATTGGTTTGAATACTGGTAACGGTACTATTACAATGTCTGGCTCATTTTCGGGATCCTTTAGCGCGACATCAAACATTACAGCCTATAGTTCTGACGAGAGATTAAAAGATTTTAAAGGCAAAATAGATAATGCTCTAGACAAAGTAGATCAATTAAATGGTTATTATTTTGAATGGAATGATGTTGCTAAAAATTTAGATAATGGCAAATCATTTAAAGAGGGTGTGGAAGTTGGCGTATCTGCACAAGAAATAGAAAAAGTATTACCGGAAGTTGTAACAGAAGCACCTATTGTAAAAATAGAAAACTTAGATGTAGATTACAAAACTGTATACTATGATAAAATAGTGCCTTTATTAATCGAAGCCATAAAAGAATTAAGAGCAGAAGTAAAAAAACTTAAAGAGGATAAATAATGTCGATGTTGTCTTCAGTCGCGTTTGCTGAAGCGGCCTTTAGTGCTGAGGGTTTTAGTCCTGATGCAAAAGTTACTTTGCAGGGCCAAAGTCTAACAGTCACTTTATCCAACGCATATTCGGTACAAAAAACTCACTTTGTAAACGGTTTTAATCTATCGCTTACACAAGGAACAATAACACCAATAGTTGTTCCACAAGAAGCTAACTTTAGCACAACTGTTACGTTAAACGATCCAACTGTTATTGCTGACGGTACAATACACTTACCAGCAAACAGTTTAGGAATGACAGTAAGCCTAGGTGCAACCACAGGTTATGAAGTTATTGCATCTGAAACAGGTTTTGCAATACCTGTAGATTTAAACTTTAGTCAAGCCAATATATTCTTAAATGCAGATCCAACCATAACTGGTCAAACCATAACATCAGCTGTAGGAACTGTTGCAACAGGACCAGGCATAACAGGATTTGAATTAGATGCCGCTGTATTAAAAGACGACGGTGAAAAAACATTTGCTGTTACCGTTGTTCAATCTGGTGGTCAAAATATTTTTGTTATAGATGGTGTACAAAAACCTTCTTTATCTCTTATTACTGGTAATAAATACATCTTTGATCAAAGTGATGGCACGAATGCAACCCACCCACTTAGAATTGCTGCAAACGGAGTAATAGATAATACAAATGTAACTGTTGTAGGCACACCAGGACAAGCAGGTGCTAGAGTAGAATATATTCCTCCTGTCAACGAGACTAGAAGCATAACTTATTTCTGCACTACACATGGTGCAGGTATGGGAAATGCTATCAGCATAACTGGTACAAGTATTATACAAAGCCCCGTGGCTGCTGTATCTGGTCAAACAATCACGGCTGTTGTTAATTCTTTAATCCCAGGATGGACAGCAGATGTAACAGGACAACAAGCCAATCTATCAGTAAATAATGTTAATTTTGGATATGCTGTAAATGCCATAGGTTTCAATGTGCCTATTAATGTGGACAATCTTTTTGCGTTTACATTTAGTGATGTAGATGATACAACTACAGCTACGGTATCTGGAACGTCTATAAGCACTACTGGGGCCGGAGGTGCATCTTATTCGGATGTATCGACATCAGGTGCGGGTACAATACCAAGTACAGCCGTGCCAAATACTGGTGCCGGAGGGTCTTCGTATTCTGAGGTATCGACAACAGGCGCAGGAACAATTGAAGGAGAAGCAGCATAATGGCATCAACGTTTTCTGATAGATTAGGAATAGAACTAATTGGTGATGGTGAACAGGCAAACTCTTGGGGTACTACAACAAACAATAACTTTGGTAATATTTTTGACGAAGCAATATCTGGATTTTTGTCAATTGATTTAGGATCAGCTGGTTCAACCTACACTCTTACATTTAACAATGGACCTGTAACAAGAGCTACACAGCCAGACAGACAAGCCGTTTTAAGATTTCATAATTTTACAGCTGCTAAAATTATTCAAGTAGATACGACTACAAGTCCTAATAATACTCGTGAAAGAATATACAGAGTTATAAATGATGGTACCTCTTCTGGAACTATACAATTTAAATTAGGATCAGGTGGTAATACATCTGATTTAGTGCCACCAGGTGGTAGAGCAATTATTGCAACAGATGGTACAAATTTTTATACCCTTGCAGGCGGCGGTAGCACAAATGGATCTAATTGGACATCAACACCATTAACAACAACAGCAAATGTATTTAGTGGTCAAAAAGTTTTTATAGATACGGCATCATCTGGTGCGTTTACAGTAACACTACCTGCTGCTCCAGCAGTGGGTGATGAAATTTCTTTTTTAGACATAAAAAGTAATTTAGGTTCAGCTGCATTAACTATTAATCCAAACGGTAAAAAAATATTTGGAGCAACAGCAAACGGAACTGTTTCTACAAACGGTGCTGGATTTACAATTGTGTTTACAGGAGATACGGACGGATGGATAATTACGGAGAAATAACATGGCAACCTATGAATCTAGAAGATATGCTATTATTCCAATTAATGCTACTCAGATAGCAGACGGAACTGTTTCTAATGCAGAATTTCAAACTGTAGATACCACTACCTCTATTAATACACAACTGGGGGCTAAAGTTCCATTAGCGGGTGGAACCATGACAGGAGCTCTTGCTCATGGAGATAATGTAAAATCTACTTTTGGAGATAGTGCAGATTTAGAAATTTTTCATGACTCTAATAATTCTATTATTAAAAATGGAACAGGCACACTTAAATTTTTAGAAGACACAACTGAGTTTAAAAACAATGCAGATAACTCAACTTTTTTAACAGTTAATTCTACGGGTGTAACAGGAGATTTTATATCTGGTCAAACATCAACTAGCAGTGCATCAGGTAGTGATGAGATACTTGCAAAAATTGGTGGTAACATGAGAAGAATTACTATTGCAAATGCTGCATTACAAGGACCAGCAGGATCACCAGGATCAAATGGAGGAACAGGACCTCCAGGTCCACCAGGACCTGCTGGCTCTGTACAAAATAGTACTTCGGCTGTAGGTTCTTTAAGAATGTTTGTTCATCCCACAAACAGAACAAGTAATGGAGTTGATACTGCGCATACCGCTGGTAGTTCTTATTCAGGAAGTGTTTTGGCCAACTACGCTTTTCAATCAGGTCCTGGTGCTACAGATTGTCGAGTAAGTGGATCTACTATAGGTACAGGAACTTGGTTATGTCTTGGACCTTCTGGACGTTTTAGGACAACATCCCAGGGTGACGCTTCTCATTTTAGGTGGCCTGGTTTATTTTTGAGGACATCATAATGGCAACATACGAATCAAGAAAATATAATATACCAGGAGCAGACATAACTAACATAGCTGCTACAGCTATTGCAGACGGTTCTGTTGACAACACGGAGTTTCAATCAGTTGATACAACTACCTCTATCAGTACGCAGTTAGGAACTAAATTACCAAAAGCTGGCGGAACTATGACAGGAGGTATTGTATTTCCTGATGACACT